CGGAGCCATCAGCAGGCATCTGGGGCTTGGGGACAAGGCCGGCAATGGGGCTATGTTCTCCGAGCTGTTCAAGACTGACCGTGAGGCTGCGATCAATTACTGCCTGAGGGATGTCGAGCTGACCCAGAAGGTGGCTGATGTGCTGATGCCGGCCTACTAAGCGGTGGACATCGACCAGGACAGACTATAGAGAGAGGCCGTCAGCGTGAGCCCTAGGAAGCGAGCGCAGGCACCACAAGAGAAACCATGTTCAACCAATTTCCCCCGTCCGCATCGTGTAACGTCGCGTTGTTTCTCCGCGAGTTCCTAGCACGGTGCGTGACGGGGTTTTCCGTTTAAAACATGAAATCACAAAACGCAGTTCTCCACCTCCAAGCGCAACTCGACACCGAAATCTACGCTTCAACCACCGGATATGTCTGCATTAAGCAAGACAACGGATTTGAGGATCCATCAATCATTCTGATCACTCCTCAGATGGTCGAGGAAATCTGCAAAATGCTTCAGGCAGTTAAAGGTGCAGCGTACGAAAACAGAGGTGCTCATCTCGTATCAAAGGCTTCTAAATGAACGAGGACAATAAACGCAAGGCACCGGCCTTCCTGTTCTACGCCGACGACTTCCTGGCTGGCACAGCCGACATGAGCGCCGAGGAAGTGGGTGGCTACATCAGACTGCTTTGCCATCAGTGGACCAAAGGTAGTATTCCTAACGACCCAGAACGTGTGGCAAGGATGGCCGGACTAATGGGGTCGCCATGCGTTGGCTATGTCCTGGCTAAGTTCCGGCTATGCGATGGCCATACACTAAAGAACGCCAGGCTTGAAAAAGTCCGGGAGGAGCACCAGGCGTTTAAAGCCCGACAATCGACCGCTGGTGCCAATGGAGCGGCTAAAAGGTGGGGAAAATGCCCAGATGATGGCGACCCTAATGGGGTCGCTATAGCAACCCCAATGGCCGCGCCATGGCCAGAGCATAGCCAGACTATAGCCGGACCTATGGCCACTCAATGGCCAGAAGATAGCTCTCCATCTCCATCTCCTAAAGAAGATACAAAGAAAGAGAAGGCCTTGAACCCTGACCTTGAAGCCTTCCGCCTACGAGTCGGTGCAATGATCCGCCGTCGACCAACAACCCAGTGGAGCACAAAAGAGATGAAGGCCTTGAAAGAAGTCTTCGATTTTAAGACTCCAGAGGAAGACTTGTTTGCCTTGGAGGTACGTTACCAGTCGGATAACAAGTACTTGAGACGGGAGCTGATGACCTTGTTGAACAACTGGAATGGAGAGATCGACAAGTCTCGAAGCACCTCCCCCTCTGGGAACAATGGCACCGGCGCGTACAGCACCAACATATCGGACTACCAATGAGCGACCCATTCTACGCCCAGGACGACGAGTACGGCCTGATCGGTGCCTGCCTTACCGGCGGTCCCGATGTTTGCTACGAGGTATTCGCCAAGATCCCCAGCGAGGCTCTACAGGACAGCGATCTGTACAATGTGTTCGAGATTGCCAAAGGCCTCGTTGCCAAGAGCGATCCGGTCAACATGACGACCGTGGTCAAGGAGTGGAAGCGCACGATGGGCCAGACTCCTGTGCCTTTCGAGGCTCTAAACAAGTGCGACGAGCTGTGCCAAAGCCCGTCCAACTATCCCGAGTTCGCCAAAGCTGTCCTGGAGGCTCACCACCGGAGACACCTGCGATTCACCGGAGACAGGCTGATACGCGATTCCGCTGTCTCCACCCTCTCGGTAGATCAAATCGTCTCTAATGCCGAAGCAGGGCTCACCGTTGAGGCCTCCAAGGAGGAAGTACAATCCTCCAAGTCGGTAGTCAGCAGGTTCATTGATTCAACCCAAGAGCGGTTCAACCGCAAAGGGCAGTTGAGCGGCATCACCTCCGGCTTCCATCGTCTCGACAAGCTGACCGATGGTTTCCAGCTCGGTGAGTTAGCCATCATCGGAGCCAGGCCAAGCATTGGTAAGACAGCCATTGCCATAGCCATTGCCAAGGCAGCAGCAATTGACCAGCGAGTACCAACCCTGTTTATCTCGTTGGAAATGTCCGATGAGTCTATCGTGCGCCGTATGGTCTCGACCGTTGGATCCATACCGATGCAGGACATTAAGACCGGTGAGATGGATGAAGGAGGAATGAAGGCTATGGGTTCAGCTACAGCTAAAGTAGCCGGCAGTCCTATTTACTATGTGTCTGGCTCAGGCATATCCAGCATTGCCACAATCACCGCGGTAATACGACGTGCAAAACGTAAGTGGGGAGTGAAACTGGTTCTCATAGATTACCTTCAGAAGATTCATGGCAGTAAGTCAGCCGAGAAGAAGACCTATGAGATTGCAGAAGTATCGGGCAAGCTGAAGGCAGTGGCCTCCGATACCAAGACAGCCGTAGTTGCCCTGGCTCAACTCAACCGAGAAAACGAGAAGGACAAAGGCCGAGTGCCTCGCCTCACTGACCTAGCCGACTCCGGGCAAATCGAGCGTGACGCCGATCTGGTGCTCCTGCTCAACCGGGAGCGTCACGAGGCCAACGGCGAGGCCATCATCGCCATTGCAAAGCAGCGAGACGGTGAATGCGGCATCGTCCCTCTGTGGTACGAAGGCCAGTACTGCCGTTTCAGCGATCCCTCACCCAACTTCTGATGAACATCAAATACGATCTCAACCGCACCAAGCTCCTGAACGAAGCGCCCAGGCTTATCAAGTGGGCCATCGACCACGGCCTCATGTCCTACCCGCTATCCCAGAAATACCACGACGACGGCTCGCTTGACCCGGGCATCGAGGAAGAGATACACGTCGACCCCGAGCAGTACACACCGGAGTTCTGTCAGCGTGCCTACGAACTCAGGCAGCTAGGCCTAACACTGGACGACACCGCCAAAGCAATTGGTGTATCAAGAGGATCAATCACATACATATTAGCCAAAGGGCATGAAGCAATACTCGCATCCGATAGAATCAAACACGATTTGAAACAGCCATGAACAATCCAACAGCAGCAATCAATATGAACGACCCGTTCATCCACGCTCCACAGGCTACAGCCGTGGTGCATGAGCCGACTACATCAGGCACAAGGCCATCGATACACGTAAGCCTGTATGCCTACGGTGGTATCAGTGCAGCCTGTCTTATGTCCTGGGTAGGCCTAACAGCCAACTTTAGTACAAGCGACCGCCAAACAGATTTACGAACCATTCGCGAGGATGCTCTAATATCCCGAAGCCGTTGCCGTGCTACCAAGTGGTTCCTAGACAGTGGCAAGGATGTATGGATCCAGATCGACCACGATATCGAGTTCGACCCGAAAGACATTATCCGCATGGCAGAGCTCGCCCATGAGCACCAGGCGACCGTGTGCATACCCTACCCCTGCCGAGCACTACCGCTAAGGCCGGCCCTGCGTATCGACACCGAGCACGTCAAAGCCCTAAGGATGCAGACATCGGATGCCGAGTGTGCTACGGAGCTAGTACCGATCCGAATGTTCGCATCGGGATGCCTCGCAATCCCTCGACGTTGCCTTATGAGCGCACTTGATTGGCTCGGAGGGTCAGAGGTGCCAAACCCCTATCGGATCGACTGGTGCAAGGATGTGAGGGTCGATCAGTTCCCGACATTATGGATGCCGTTCGCCATGGACAGCCGCCCAGGAGAGTATGAGTACCTGTCCGAGGACTATGCTGCCGCGGTTAGGTTGAGTCTGTGCGAGGTGAAGCATTATGCCATGCAACCGAAAAAACATCTCAACCACTGGGGCGAATATCCCTATGGGTTTAAACCGTATGTCGGGTAAGCCTGATGGCAGAATACCAGTAGGACGTGTATCACAGGAAACTATCTCAAAGACCTGTGGCGTAAATGTAGTGCGTGTTAATCAGATCTTGAATGGCAAAGGCAAGTTCAAGCAAGAGATGATCGACAAGGTGTTGAAGACGGCTAGTGATCTTGGTTACGAGAAGACACACAACCCAACACAACATCACAAATCAACACTTACACAAGATAAGGCAGACAAGATTGTAGAAGGAGTAATACTCAACAAGACACTTGAGACCATAGCGAAGGAGACTGGGTTTATTGAGAGCACAGTGTTCAAGTATGTTAGAGGTGTTAAGGTTCCGCATGACTACCCAGAGACTGAAGAAGAGTGGCGCAAGGATGTTGTCGGATTCATGGAGGTTGCTATATGGAAAGGCACTAAACGTCTTGCTGAATCCTCAATGGAATTCATTGATGATCGCACTTTACCCGTAGCAATAGGAATCACTCTGGACAAATTATCCACACTGAAGGGCCAGCCTACATCAATACACCTCTCCATGACAGCCTCGGTCAACCATAGAGACCTCATGGCAGACCTAAAGGACCGTGATGTCACCCCAGTGAACGACGAGCAGACCCATGACTTGGTTTAGGTAATGGCCCGGAATGTCCTACCCCTACCACAAGTGACCACACAGAAACCACGCATTTAGGCCTGTTTATGGCAGTCAGATGCACAATAGCAGTTATATTCACTTCGACACAAAAACACGCAGCAATAGCCCGTAAACATTGGGCTAAACGCACTTTTGCCACCGTTCAAAAGGCCAATGTCCTACCCCTCCGCCAAGGCTGGCACCAAGCAGGCCAAGGCAGGATGGGGGGAGGGGGTCAGGCCATCGGCTGCAGCGCCAAAAGGCGACGGGTAAACCAAAGCGAAAAATATTAACAAATGTCCACCCCCCTCTGCCTCCTTTGCTCCAAGCCATTCGTTATCCTCAAGCACCACACCGGCCCTAAGCAGAAGCGCTTCTGCACCGAGGCGTGCAACACAGCCTGGTGGAACGAACAGCCATTGCACCCTGTTATACCCCGGGTCGACGCCGCGCACCCTCGTGCTGTCGAGTTGCGCCTTAAGCGCACCCAGCTCGTAACCTTGGAGAAGGCCGACCCATATACCTACGGCTACATCCCCGACCACTGGGAGATTGGCAACACCGAGTACGCACTCACCCAGGAGCTGTTGGTATCCGGCGGCAACCGGGCTGGTAAGACGCTGTGGGCAGCCCGGCGAGTGGTGCAGACGCTGTTGGAGAAGGAGAACGCCGCGGTACTGTGCTGTCATACGAGCCATGCCACTAGCGTAACAGTACAACAACCCGCTATATATAACTACCTGCCTGTAGCACTACGAGGAACTAAGAAGGGCAGGATCCACTATCTCAACTACAGCCGGAAGAATGGTTTCACTGATGGTAGTTTTATTCTTCCTAATGGCTCTCGGTGCGACTTCCTGAACTACACGCAGTCGGAGAACACGATTGAGGGGCGGGAAGCGGACATGATCTGGTGCGACGAGTTAGTTCCTCAGAGCTGGGTTGAGACACTGCGCTACCGGCTTATTACACGCCGCGGCAAGCTACTGGTGACCCAGACGCCACTGGAGGGCGTTGCCTCGGTCTACAAGGAGTACACCGCCGGCTCTGCTATCACTCGGTTCGATGATGCCGAGCTGTTGAAGGGCAAGCAGGCGCTTCCTACATGGCCTGTGGGTAAGGCGGCCAGGACAATGGTGCAGGCCCAGACCAATAGGCGGACGGTGTTCTTCTTTAGCGAGGACAACCCCTACAACCCGTTCGACGAGATGAAGCTGAAGTTGGTCACTGCACCTATGGGGCAGATCCTTACCCGGGCCTATGGGTGGGCTTCTGACAATATCGGCAAGGCCTTCGCTAGGTTCAGAGTCGACATCCACTGCATCGAGCCCGAGGCCGTGCCTCCTGGGGGGACGCTGTATATGGTGTGCGACCCTGCTGGCGCTCGGAATTGGTTCTGTATGTGGATGCTGGTGTACGAGAATGGCCGAAGGATCGTGGTGCGTGAGTTTCCTGATTATCAGAATTATGGCGAGTGGACGTTCCCGAGCGAGAAGCATGATGGCAAGGCAGGCCCTGCTCAGACACTGGATGCAGGCCGGTCAATCTCAGAGTATCGGACCATGTTTAGAACCATTGAGGCGGAGCTGGGCTATGGGGAGCCCGTGATGCGATTGATCGACCCTAAGGCCGGCGGTAGCCCTGCACTATCGGAACAAGGGGGCACCACGCTCATCGACCTACTGGCTGAGAGTGACAACCCACTGGACGAGGGGATGGCCTTCATTCCGGCTCCTGGCGTGCCTGTGGACCAGCGGACGAGCGCTATTAACAGCCTGTTGTCCTACGATGCAACGCAGGCGCTTACCCCGTTGAACGAGCCGGCGCTGTATGTGGTCAAGACCTGCAGCAACCTGATCTATGCTTTGAGCGAGCACAC